TTGGAAAAATAAAAACTTATTAGAGAAATGAAAAAATTAATATTACTTATTATTTTATTTATTCCTGTGATATCTTATTCACAGGAAGTTGACTACAGTGATACATTAGTTGATGGTATTGATGCTAGTTGGACTAATAACTTAGAAATTAATGGTGATAGTATTCAGGTTGCGGAAATGAATATAAAAGAAATTGTTACCACTTGGATTGCTCCAGAACCTGAACCTGTTGATGTTACTAAACTTTCAGAAGGTGATTTAGCAAGTATTGCTGAGGATGTTAAATTCTTGGATGAATTACCAAAGTCATATAATGATTTACCTAAAGAAGATTTGAGAAATGTTTTAGTTCAAATTGATAATAAACTTGCCAAACTTACAGCAGAACGTGATTCATTATTAGCTCAAGCGGTTAGAAATGAAGAACTTATTAAATCTAAAGAAAATACAATTAGTTCGTTAGGTAAAGAAAAAAATATTATTGGTTTGACTTTGGAAACAGGTAATTTAACTGATGAAAATGGAAACTTAATACACGAAAAAACTGATTTAGAAAAAGAAAGAGAAACTTTAAAGAAATATCTTTACACTGCTTTAGGTGTTTTGGCGCTATTTGGTTTAATATTAGCAATTGTTCTTCAAAGAAAAAGAATACAAGTACAAGATGTTGAAATTGAACAACAGATTAATGACATTGCTAAAAAGAATAGTTACTTAGAGCATGCCGCAAGAATCATCCGTCACGATATGCACTCCGGTATTAACACATATATGCCAAGAGGTATTACTTCACTAGAAAAGAGATTAACCAATGAAGACATCCAAAGATTAAAGATTGAAGGAGCGTTAAAGATGGTTAAAGAAGGGTTGAGTCACACACAAAAAGTTTATAAGAGTGTTTATGAATTTACTAATCTTGTTAAACAAAATGTTGTACTGAATAAATCTTTGGTTAACACTAAAGATTTGATATGGAAATATATTTCACCAAATTCTTATAGTACACAAGTTGAGATATCTGATTTAACTGATATGGAAGTTAACGAGACTTTATTCTGTAATGCGGTTGAAAACTTAATCAAAAATGGACTATCTTATAATGACAGTGAAGTTAAAAAAATTAAAATATATAACGAAGAAGAGTATTTAATAGTTGAGGACAACGGTAGAGGATTCTCACAAAAAGATTTTGAAAAACATTTAAAGAAGTATTCAAAAAAAGCAGATGTCACAGGTGACGAGAAAGGTCTTGGATTGAATATATCTGTTGCGATATTAGAAGAGCATGGTTTCAAATTATCTTGTGAGAAAACTGAAAATGGAACCAAAATGAAAATAAAAATAAAATAAAGAAAGAAAAAAACATGATTGATTCAATTTTGTTAGTGGATGATGAGGATTTATTCCACTTGGTTTTTGAGGACAGTTGCTCCTTGTTAGACATTACTTTGTCATTAAAAAGTTTAAATAGTTCTGACGAAGCGGCTAAATTATTTGCTGAGTGGCAGAAAAACCCTGACGGAAGACCTGAGTGTGTGTTTGTTGATTTGAACATTATAGGTTCATCATTTGATGGTATTGAACTTATCCGTAAGGTTAATTTCGAGTACGGTAACCACGTGGTTATTGGAATTATTTCTTCAAGTAACGAACCTGAAGAACAAGCTAAAGCTATTCAGGCAGGTGCCCAATTCTGGATTATCAAATCAGATGATATTGAACCAAGATTAGAAGAATTTAAGAAAGATTACGATTTATACAAAAAGAGAACAGCACCATTCAAAGTATATAAATGATTGTTTTAAGTAAAGATACCAAAAAAGAACTAATTGAACTCCTCCAATCCAAGAACATTGGGTTGGAAGGGAACATAGTTAAACTTATTGACCCTGAGGATGATGAGGAGTTTAAAACTTACTTGAAACAATGTGTTGATAAGGATATTTCGGCGAGGAGAAAACGTTTGGAAATGACAAAACAAGTCCAATCTCAAAATGCTGAATTAACCAAACTAAATGAGGCCAATCAGACAATGATGGAAGAACTCCAAGAGACATTAAAAAATGTTGAGGAGTCAAAACTAACATTTGAAGTTCAGAACAGAGAATTAAATGAATGGAAACAGGAGAATTTGAGACTGACAGACGAACTCCAACAGGAGATGGTTAAATCGGAACAAGCAAGAATAACCGCTGAAAACGCTAAAAATGAGGCGGAAAATAATTTAGATTTAATACAAAAGAAAACTCAGTTTGAGTTGATAAACAACATTGTTAGGGTTGCTCTTTATGTAATCATAGGGGTTGGAACCATAACTACTGGAATATATGTTTATTCTATGACAATAGGAATGGATACTGATATTATTGGTTCAACTTGGAGTAATATGTTTGGTATTCTGTTAACAAATAGTTTCAGTATCGTGGGAACAATACTCGGTGTGAAATATGGTGCGAGTCCTAACAAAGATGATAAATAAACAAAAAAAAATAAAAAAAATGTCAAACCTAAAAAAACTATTAATTGGTGAAAGCACTTATGTTAAAGTAGAAGATAAAAATCGTTTCTACTACATGTTACAACAAATGCAATCAAATCGTTGGAAAATTACAAGTATCGTATTATTCTTGTTTTTCTTCATTATTGCAGGTATAAATTCGGCAGTATTCTTTGGAGTATCTATTGAAGAGAACTGGAAAGAAATGTTATTAATCCTATTAGGAGCATTTGTCGGTAACTTAAATAAAGTTGTTGATTATTGGTTCAATTCAGAAGATAGAGATAAGATGTTAATTCAAAAAGTTGATGAAGAAGACGGAACATCATTATCTAATGTTGCTGAATACCCAACAACACCAAGACCACCACAAGGTCCAGTTGTCGTAGTTAATCATGTTAAAGAAGAAACTACTGTGGTTGAAGAACCAATGACTTATACTGAACCTGAAGTATATGAGGAACCAACACAAGAAGGTGAAGAAAATATCTAATAAATTAAGATAACATTAAAAACCCCACTCTCTCAAGTGGGGTTTTTTATTTTTAATATCCTGTAGATTCAGTTTCCCAAACTTCTTCTTTAAGTTTTTTATTTAACTCATAAGCTCTAGCCAAACGAGTCATTCCTATTCCACCACCAAAACGTGGGAAGAAATTATGAGATAAAAACTCTCCCAATTCTTTTTCTACTCTTTCTTTACCGAATAATTCAAACAACTTAGCAGAATAACCACCATTTTCTATCGTGTAGAAGTTATTTCTCATTTCCTCAACATTGGAACTTCTTTCTGCGGAACCTATAGTTTCCTGACCAAACAATATTACATCAACTTTGTTGAATATTTTGTTTTTACCTTCTCTCATATTCCAAAATGGATTTGTTCTGTACGGGAAGTTCTGTAGAGATACTACTGAACCTTTCTCTTCCCACATTCTTGTTTCGTGTTCGTTTTCTAAAATTTGAACTCCACCATATTCTTCACAAACATCGTCATAATTCACTTCAACCGGGTTATTAAACCCAAGATAATCTAAAAGTTCCGATTCAAGTTTTAACATTTCTTTCATTCCACCTTTTGATTCAAATTCAAACATTGGGAAAATCATTTCGTGACGACCTGGAATTGGGTCTTTCTCTTGTCTATAAGACGTTGAAATACAATATACACCGTCCCATTCAGGATTCTTAAGAAGTTCGTATTCTAACCACATTTGACCCGTCTGTGGTAGTGGCCAAACCTCCCCCTGATAATTAAATGTTGTTATTGAGTGTGGATTTTCACACGCTGCCAAGATTGACAATCTTGATTGGGTTGGAACTTCTTTAAATCCTTTGTTTTGGAAGAATGTTCTCATCTTTTGAACTAACTCGTTGTAAGTTTCTGTGTTTTTCATTTTTTTGTTTTTTTTATTTATTTTATTTATTAAAAGGGCAAAAAAAATCCTCCCGAAGGAGGATTATTTATATATTTTTGTGTTATTCGTTATCATATTTAAGAATAAATACGTTAATTTTTCACAAAATAAAGTTTTTTTTAAAAAAAAATACTATACTGACATTTTGTCAGTTTTTTTGTTTTGGCACATTGTTTAATAATCGGGGTCGGACTTGACTCCATAAAATAAAATTTATATTATTAAACAAAAATTAATTAAACTATGGGAAAAATTATAGGAATTGACCTTGGAACAACTAATTCATGTGTTGCCGTAATGGAAGGTAACGAACCAGTTGTGATTACAAACAGTGAAGGAAAAAGAACCACCCCTTCAATTGTGGGTTTCTTAAATGGTGGTGAAAGAAAGGTTGGCGACCCGGCTAAACGTCAGGCGGTTACTAATCCTGATAAAACTATTTCATCTATCAAGCGTTTCATGGGAAGTAGCTTTGATGAAAGTAAAAGTGAAATAAAACGTGTACCTTACAAAGTAGTTAAGGGTGATGGTGGGACTCCTCGTGTTGAAATTGAAGACAGAAAGTATTCTCCACAAGAAATTTCTGCGATGGTTCTTCAGAAGATGAAACAAACTGCTGAAGATTATTTGGGAAGTGAAGTTACTGAAGCAGTTATCACGGTTCCGGCTTACTTTAACGACGCTCAACGTCAAGCTACGAAAGAAGCTGGCGAGATTGCGGGATTAAAAGTGATGAGAATTGTTAACGAACCAACTGCCGCAGCACTTGCTTACGGTCTTGACAAACAATCTAAAGACATGAAGATTGTTGTGTTTGACTGTGGTGGTGGAACTCATGACGTATCAGTTTTGGAGTTGGGTGATGGCGTATTTGAAGTATTATCAACTGATGGTGATACACATCTTGGTGGTGATGACTTTGACCAAGCAATCATTGACTGGTTGGTAACTGAGTTCAAAGATGAAAACGGAATTGACTTGACGAAAGATGCGATGGCTCTTCAACGTCTTCGTGAAGGTGCTGAGAAGGCGAAGATTGAATTATCTTCTTCACCATCTACGGAGATTAACTTACCATACATTATGCCTGTTGACGGTATACCTAAACACTTGGTAAGAACATTGTCTAAGGCTAAATTTGAACAACTTGTTGATAGTTTGGTTGAAAGAACAATCGCTCCTTGTAAGTCGGCTTTGAAAAATGCGGGACTTAAGACAACTGATATTGATGAAATCATTTTGGTTGGTGGAACAACACGTATTCCGGCAATTCAAGAAGCGGTTAAGAAGTTCTTTGGTAAGGACCCATCAAAAGGTGTTAATCCTGATGAGGTTGTTGCTCTTGGGGCAGCTATCCAAGCAGGAGTATTGGCAGGTGATGTTAAAGATGTGTTATTGTTAGACGTTACACCACTATCACTTGGTATTGAAACAATGGGTGGAGTATTCACAAAATTAATTGAAGCAAATACCACAATCCCAACCAAGAAATCACAAGTATTCTCAACCGCAGTTGATAACCAACCGTCTGTTGAAATTCACGTATTACAAGGTGAGAGAGCAATGGCTAAAGATAACCGAACCATTGGACGATTCCACTTGGACGGTATTCCACCATCAATGAGAGGGGTTCCACAAATTGAAGTTACTTTTGATATTGATGCGAATGGTATTATTAATGTATCGGCAGTTGACAAAGGAACTGATAAGAAACAAACTATTAGAATTGAGGCTTCTTCAGGACTTTCAAAAGAAGAAATTGAAAACATGAGAAAAGAGGCTGAGATGAATGCAGAATCTGATAAAAAAGCGAAAGAAGATGCTGAAACAATAAATCAGGCGGATTCACTAATCTTTTCAATTGAAAAAACATTAAAAGATTTAGATGATAAACTAACTGAAACTCAAAAATCAGATATCAATACCGCACTTGATGAATTGAAAAAGTCACATTCTGAAAGAAATGTTGAAGATATTAAGGTGAATATGGATAAATTGAATTCAACATTCCAAGAAATAAGTTCAACACTTTATGGTCAAGGTGATGAAAACATGACTGAACAAGATTCTGAAGTATCTGATGTTGATTTTGAAGAAGTTAAGAAATAACTTAAAATTTTATAAAATAAGACCCTCAAAATTTTGGGGGTTTTATTTTTTTTAGTATATTTGTGTATGATTGGATTTTTTATCAACTGTTTAATATTCACGTCTTTTAGCCGATTTATGGATTACTATAAAAGGGACGCTAAATTTGAGGGAATACAAGAAGAAATTGCAAACCTAATAGGTACGTTTTTAGTTGGACTAGTGGTAATTGGTATTTTTTATTTAATTTTATTTTTAATACTTTAATATGAAAATAGTTACAAGAGTTTACGAAGATGAAGAAACAATATCAACATGGACTTATGATTTAGATAAGTTCAAGAACGGACCAATTTCTGTTGATATCAAATACAAAAACGAACCTGTAAAAAAACGTTCAGGTAGAGAAAAAAACCCAAATAAAAAATGAAAACAATATTTTTAGACCACGATGGAGTTATCTGTCTGTCCACTAATTGGGGGTCACGATTTAAAAAACAAAAAAAATATAGAAAAAAATTGAGTCAATCAGTAATGACAATGCCTCTTGATGCTCGTTTTGATAACTTTGATAAGAAATCAATCAAGGTATTGAATGAAATCTTGGAACAGACCGGCGCAGAAATCGTTGTATCTTCTGATTGGAAAGTTTGGTGTTCAGTTGAGGAAATGGGTGATTACTATGAGAAACAAGGTATCATCAAACGACCAATTGATTTCACAACAAATGTGATTGATGGTGAAAAAGTTACATGGTACCGAAATTGGGATTTGGAAGGAACAAGAAGTATACAAATCCAAGAATGGTTAAAAGAACATCCTGAGGTAACACATTGGGTGGCGATTGATGATTTGGATATGGGCAAGACCGGACTACATTACGGAATGGAATTTGAACACGAATGGGGGTTGGATAACTTTGTCTTAACACCTTTGAACAATGAAGGTATTAAACAAGTAGGGGTTAAAGAAAAGGTTTTATCTTTCTTGGAAGGATAATATTTATTCTATATGAAGTATATTATTACAGAGTCACAATCTAAATTGCTCCAACCGACAATTCAATCATTAATTGATTCTGAACTTGATTCATTACGTACAGAATCTGAAGACTGGGGGATGGAAGATATGGATGCAATTCATGAAGTGCAATCTGTAGACAAAATAGTTATTGATAGAATTGTAACAGTATCCAAAATAAAAGTTTACGTTAACATTTATACTAATTCAAACAGAAACGATTTTGACAATTTAAGGGCTGAGATTCAATATAGAATAGAAGATTGGCTTCCAAACATTGAATTGTATATTGAAAACATAATAGACGACAGGGAATTTGGACCTGGAATTGATTGGTAATTAAATTATATATGAAAAATATTAATGTATTGTTTTTTATCTTACTATTCACATCTTGTGCTAGTTTTGAAAATCTAACTGATGACAGACATAGACCTGAAGATGATGAAATGTATTGGAATAGAACTGAAGAGTTTTGGGTAACACACCACGAACCAAAATCAAGACCAGAATCGTCTGAAGATTATTATGGTAACAGACCAGTTTTACCTCCAACTTATTACAACAACTATCCTGACTATAACTACTATAATAGAAACAACAACTATTACCCAACGTATAACTATCAACAGACGACATTACCGTTACCACCACCTCCACCACAACACAACAACCCTTCACCAACTATTAACACACCTAAACCAAATGTAACTCATTATAAAAGAACTAATGAACCACAAAGAGGTAATGGTAAACCAGGTGTTAGAAGATAAAAAAAACCCCATTTGGGGTTTTTTAATTTATTTCAGGTTGGTCTTCATCAGTTGTTGGTAAATTCTCTTCTTTCTTTTCTTTTTGAATTTGATTAATTATATATCCTGATACTGCAAATTCAACACCAGTCCACATTATTAAATCAGTTATTGACATAGCTGAATGTTTTTCCAATAGGAAAAAAATCATACCCCATTGGGCAATAATAAAAGCAACACCTGATTCAATTCTTTTTTTTGAGAAAAATGAAGGTTTACTTGAATACATTTTACCTAATTCAGAAATAACCCATTTAATATTTTCCCACCCAAAGAAAAATTTCTTGTTTTCCATAATTTTAATTTTTTTGGTTTATCTACCTTGACCTTTGTAGTTTTTTGGTTTTTGTTCTTTCGGTCCGTATTTTTTCTTTGATACGCCTTCTCTTCTTTTTCCGAAAGTTTCTTTTACCCCGTTAGTTGAAAGTTTTCCTTTTGCCATTTTAACTATTTACTTTTTAAGTTGGTTTATTATTATAAATAGTTTTTAAAATAAAAAAAGGGACATCAGTCCCTTTTTCAAATTTGTTAGAATTATTATTTTCCTTTAACTAATTCCATACATCTTTTCAAGTATTCTTTAGCTCTTGGTGATGGTGTAAATTCATCATCTTTAGTTTGTAATGATAATACTTTTTCAATGTCTTTAACTAACTCAGTACCATGTTCATTTTCCTTATAAAGTTCAATTACTTTATCCATCGCTTTATTACATTGACCTGAAGTTTCATCAAAATAATTTTTATTTCTGAAATTGTTTAAATTTTGTAACATTTCGTAAGACAAATGTTCACCACCATCTGTAACGTCTTTAAATAATCTTAGGTTATTTAAAATACCTAATGTATCCACTAAAGAGTTAACACCATTTTTTCTTTTTGTGATACTTGGAGTATATTCCATAAAATTTTCAGCTTCTCCAGTAAGTTCTGTTAATGGCAAAGAATTAGTAGTTAAACATCTTGGTTTCTTTTCTACGATTTCACTTTTTTCTGACATTTCTTGTTCTGAAATGTATTTTTTAAGTGTATTACGAATAATATCGGAGTTAATACTTCTTTTTTTCATAAAATGACTATTTTTCTTTATAAATACTTATAGATGTTAAATTATTCAGTATTTCAAATATTTATAAAATGATAATTCCATTTGAATGAATCATAAATAGTAAATCCGTTAATATGGAAGATGGAGATAGTACACAGAACTTGGAAAAAAATATTTTTAGAAAATATTTCCGTAAAACTTTTAATGTTAGGAATGTTCTTCAATCCACTTGGGTTCGATGCTGTTCAGTATTGGCTTATTTCACTAACAGGGAGTTTGTGGTACGCAAATCTAACTTTGTATTTTATTTCGGGTTTTTTCTTTGGGTTATCTTTTTTATTCAAAAAATATTCTAAATGAGAAATTTAAATAGACACTTATTAAGTGAAGAAAAGACAAAATCAGAATCACATATTAAACGTATTGTGGACATTCTTAGATATAGTGATGTATACAGTGCTCAATTACAAAAAGATTTAAATCAGGTAATTGATTACTCAAAAAACCAAATTGTTGATTTCAATTTGTTAGAAAGAGGTATAATGAAAGTCCTTAAAATGAAAGGGGATAAGAGTAAAAATATCCTTGAATTTTTTAAAAAATTATTAAAGTCACTTAAAAAACGAGAAAAGAATATTATTTTACAGGAACCTGAAAAAGATGATTTACCACAGTTAGAACCACAAGAACCTTCAGTAATTCCAAAGAAAGTTTATAGAGAAGAACTTTATTATTTACAAGTTGAGTTATTAAAATTACAAGAATGGTTAAATCAAACAGGTAAAACTGTGATTATTGTTTTTGAAGGTAGGGACTCAGCGGGTAAAGGTTCAACAATTAAAAAATTTGTTGAATATATGAACCCAAGATTTTATAATATAATTGCTTTAGGTATACCATCACCCGAAGAAAGAAAAAATTGGTGGGATAGATATAGAAGTCAAATACAATCTGGTAAAGTTAATTTATTCGATAGAAGTTGGTATAACAGAGGATTAATAGAACCTGTTATGGGTTATGGTTCGGCTGAAGAATATGAGGATTTTATGGATAATGTTGAAGATTTTGAACAGGGATTAGTTAAAGACGGTGATTACCTTTTCAAACTGTGGTTTTCAATAGATAAAGTAACTCAAGCTAAACGATTTGAGATGAGACAACAATCTCCTTTAAAATATTGGAAATATTCACCTAATGATGAAAAGATGCAAGATTTGTGGGATAGATTTACTGAATTTAAAGAAAAACTATTTGATAAGACATCAACAGTTAATCATCCTTGGGTGATTATTGATTCAAACGATAAAAGAATTTCAGGTTTAAATGCGATTAGATATGTTTTACAAAACATACCATATAAAAATAAAAATGAAGAAATTTTAGATAAAAGCTTTCCTGAAGCATTAACTGTATTAAAACCGTAAACAGATGAAAAACAATAAAATAATATCAGAAGGTTTAAAATATCATTTGGACTATGAAATTCCATTAACCGAAAATGTTTACCGACCTCTTTCTGAAAACTTTTTTAAATTAATTAACGAAGTAAGAGAATTATATAAAAACGGTATGATTGACTTAAACGAAGATGAAATAGATATTGTTGAATCTGACATGGGAGAAACTGTTACCTTATCTGATGGAAGTGTTATTTATCTTGATGTACCATTTATTGAAGAAAATTTAAATGAAGCGGAATACAAAGGAAGAAAAGTACAATTAGGAAAACCTATGAGAAACTCAGGTGGTGGAAAAAAATATGTTGTTTATGTTAAAAACCCATCAACAGGTAATGTCAAAAAAATCTCATTTGGTGATGTTCATGGTGGTTTAACTGCTAAAGTATCTAATCCAAAGGCTCGTAAAGCATTTGCTTCACGTCATCAATGTGCTAAGAAAAAAGACAGAACAACTGCCGGTTATTGGGCGTGTAGAGTTAATAGATTTGGACACCTTTGGGGTGGTAAAACATATCCAGGATATTGGTAATTTATGAGTGAAGATACTAAACCATATGAGGATATCATTTTAACTTCAAATGAAAAAGAAAGAACATTTGAAGAAAATGTTTCTGATGGTGAGTTACTTTGGCATCGTGATAGAGAAGATAGGATAATTGAAGTTCTTGAAGGGGATGATTGGAAACTTCAAATGGATAATGAATTACCTGTAATTTTAGAAAAAAGTAAAAAATACTTTATACCAAAAGGTGTGTATCACAGAGCTATTAAAGGAAAAGATAAACTAAAAATTAAGATTCAGTTTTAGAATTTTTCTCAATTAAACTTGTGATTCTTCTTCTAGCCTTTTCACCTAAAGGAATTGGATTACCGTCCTCATCAATACTTACAAATTTAATATTTGTTCTTAAAACTATAACTTGATTACCTGTGTAAACATTATGTGCTCTTGCTTCCATATATAATGTTACAGATGTTATTCCTAATTTTGATGGGTACCCGTAAATCTTTAAAAGTTGACCTTCCTTTGCAGGTTTTTCAAAATAACATTTATCAATAGATACGGTTACCATTCTTGGGGTATCACAAATTTGCATTGAGTATCCTGCAGCTGCGGCATCAGCCCAAGCTAATAATTTTCCTCCAAATAAGTTTCCGTGAAATCCTAAATCAGATTTTTTTACGGGATGTGTGTTTAATAGTTCCATAAATGGAATTATAATTAAAAATAAAGTAATTTGAAATAGTATTTATTAATATGAATTATGAAAAATTAAATCATGTCTTCAACGAACAAGTTTTTGAATACAATGGTCCTGTTTTTACAATAGAAGATAAGAATAAGATTAGTTTTAAATTTAATATTGTTGGAACTAAAGATTTGATACATATTGGTGATTGGGTTAAGTTTTATTTAGTTGATGTTGAAATTGTTAAAATAAATAAACCTTTGTTAACTTATTTATATCTTAGCGGTCCCTCTTCTATTGAAAATTTAGATATCTCAAAAATTAAAAGTGGGAATATAAAACCTAATGATTTAGATTTTGATAAAATTTCGGAAAAATTTACAAAAACCAATCTTATTACATGGGGATTGGAAACCGAAATTGAATCTTTATTAAAATTTGCCAATATTGAACATGTAAAAATAAATAAAATAAATTTTAATTTACCTAATAAAAATTTTTTAACAGAACAAAGAATGAGTCGTAAGGCAACTAGAGATGTTGTTAGAGATATTGTTAATATTTTGAAAACTAACAAAAAGGGAAAGTTTATTTTACCTGGTGATGAAGATTTTTATACTTTTAAAAATTATCCTTTAGAATTTATAGTTGAGTTAGATGTACGTCACGATAAAAAAATGGAAGGATTTAAGATTAACGGTAGTTATGTTCCTGAAGAAGAGATTGTTGAGTTATTAATCATATGTAATCCTAAAACATTAAAACGTGATTTTTACAATATCATTGGTGAGTTAAATGAAATACTCACTCACGAATTAGAACATGGTAGACAGGAGTATAGGGGTGATTTGGATGATGTTAGTTTAGACACCGAGAATAATTTAGAATATTATTTACAACCTCACGAAATACAAGCTCAAGTTAAAGGTTTTAAAAGATTATCAAAACTAAAGAAAGTACCATTTATAGATGTTGTTAAACATTGGTTTAACACACATAAAGATATTCATGGTTTAACAAGTGATGAGGAAAATATTTTAATAGATACTTTAGTTGACTACAATTCAAAAAATTAATTTTTGAATCTTTCTAACATTTTATTAACTAACTCTCTAATAATCAAACTAGAAACTGTTAAAACTCCAAAAGAAGCTAATCTGGTTGATATTTGTGATATATCAGAATCGGTGAATGTCCCGTTATGTCCCAATTCAAACAATTGAGGTATTAAAGGAACAATAAAAGTATAACTCATTATGTTGATTATTTTATGAGTTGTTAAATTCAAAGATTTAATAAATGTTAAAAATACATTTTTAAGTTCTTCACCTTTTTTTAACGTGGTTTTAAAAATGTCTTCTAAACCTTTTTCTTTAATTTTTTCTAAAATTGTTTTGATTAATTTTTTATTATCAAAATAAATTACGGCAATTACACCTGTTAATAACAAAGACATTTCAACGTCACTAATTTCAGGAGAAACTCCCATAACAAAATCATTAAGTGGACCAACTAAACCGCCAATCGTCGCTCCCCAAGTGATAGCAAATTCTAAATTAACACCTATTTGTTCTGACGTTTTTTTTAAAATATCTTTCACAAATTCGTAATTTTCTTTCACTATCTCACCTAATTCTGAACCAATTGATTCATTAATTATTAATTTTTTTTGTTCTTCAGTAATAATAAAGTTAGAATTCATATTTATATAAATATTAGTTAATATTTAATTATAAAGGCATAAAATGATAAATCCTGAACTTAAAGTTGGTGACAGAGTAATTCTTCTACATATGGAAGATGAGTATAGTAATGTCCCACCAACGACTGAAGGTATTGTTACGAATGTTAATGACGTAATGGGTGAGACAATTTATTCAGTTAAATGGGATAATGGTTCATCTTTAAATCTAATTTCTACAACTGATTTGTGGAAAAAAAAGAATGAAGATTTGAAAGAATCTTTTAATAATGCCGAGTGGCAAAGAACTGAAGAGTTAATTAAAAATATTGATGTTTTTAAGTATTTTAACAGTAAATTTTTAAGAGGTTACTTGAAAAAACTAAGAGAATGTAGTTTGGTAAATATGGCTGGTGCTGCACCATACTTATATATGGGTAGGGATAGAATTAAAGCTGACATTTTCCTTAAAAATCATGAAAATGAATATTGTGACGAAGTTTTAGAAATGGCAAATCAAGCACAATCAGAGATGATTTCAGGTGTGATAAAATTTTTAGAAAAAAACGACAAGGAAATTAATTTAGAAAATATTAATAGATTTCTACATAGATTATCCAGTAAAGTTTTATCTGTATATATTTTAACTTTCTAAAAATTCAAAACTCCAAGAATTATTTGTAAAAACAGGTTTGATGGGTATATCTAAAAATACTGCGTTTTGTTCACCTGCGTAAAGACCAAGTATGTTATAATCATAAAATTCTTCAGATTCTTCCATAGTCATTGAATCTCTTTCACAGAGTATTGATAGAATCTTTGGTTTTGAATATAAGATTCTTCTACCATTACCAAATTCTTCAACAATACCAATTATTGCCGATTCTAAACCATCTAAAAGGACTGCCCCTTCGGCATACTCATCAATATCAACTTTCATATTATAATTGTAATTAAATTATTCTTCTTAATCAACATATTTATATTTAAAACAATATTATGAACGCATATTTTACAAGTATAACACCCGAAGAGAGAGCAAATATATTAGATAAACACAAAACAGTTTATGATGGATTTGCTACAAACTATGCACAACCAAATCAACAACCTTTATATGTCCAAGATTTGGCAAACGATAAAGGTGGAATCACTGTGAGTAACAAAAATAATGTTACCACATATAAGAACATGCATATTAATGAAGACGTTTACAATGGGACAGCTTATGATGCTGAAGAGACATTTGAGTCTTTAGATATGATTGGTGATGGTTCTGATGATTTAGAATATGGAACATTTGGTCAGTCTGAATTAGAAGATTGCCAGTTTTGTAATGGTTTAGGTAGAGATGAATTTAATGATGAAGAATGTGAATGGTGCGAGGGAACAGGATTTAAAGATACTAGTTCACATCACTACGACATTGAAGTTGAACCTGAATTTAGTGATATTGATAATTTAGATTTAGAAGATGAGATGGATGATGAGATGATTGGTCCATTGCAAGAACAAGTGAATAAGTCACTTGATATGTTTAGAAGATTTAATAGAATTTAATCTGTATTTTTTAAAATTTTGTGATATTTCTTAACTAAAGATAAGATAATGGAAATTAACGAATTGGTTTCATTTTATATAAATGAATCTTCCCAAACATTAGAATTCACATTTAGAACTATTGAAGATTCTGAAGATGAAATTAGAACAGGGTCTATTGAATTTGACGAAATTAAAAATTTTGGTTACGATTTTTTAGATGATATTACAAATTCTTTCAAAACATTAGAAGATGATGGTCTTTTTGATGATGACTATGAGGATTTTGGTGACTTATTTGATGATGAGTTTGATGAACAAGAGTTCATTTCTTTTCTAAATGAATATTATTTGGTTAATCCAAAAAAACTACCAAAGTCAGAACTTTTTTAAATGATGATTTTTTAAATAAAAGGCTATTTATAATGTATGAGAAACGATGTTGATTACATCATCAATATTTTAAAAAAATATTCGACAAATGATAATGGAACACCTGAAGAATTAGGTGAAGATGAAGCGGCGGCTTCAGGTTCAGGAGCGAAACCCGCTTACCCAACAGTTACTAAATGGGAGTCAGGAGTGTCCAGAACAGGTCCGGCAAATCAAATAGGGTTAACTAAATGGAGAGATATTGTTAAAATTAATAGAGGGAAGGCTAATACTTTGTTATGATTTAATATTTATATGATATTATGAATAAAAATATTTTACAAGAAGAAATAAATAAGAGTAAAGTTTTAATGGGTTACAACTCTAAAAAAACTTTAACTGAAAATCAAAACCAACTATTAAACTCTAATGGTATTGATGTAGTTTTCACCGATTGGTTATCTCCTGATGAAAAATTTATCATTTTTTTAGATGAGGTATATGATTTAGAAAATAAAGTTAGATTAGGAAACATTTGGGAAAATTTTGACTTATTTAAGAATTTCATCAGACATTCATTTGATGTTGCAACTAATGTCCCACAAGTAGTTAAAGAATCTATAAATAATTCTTTGAGTAAGTTAATTTTAACTGAATCTACTCAAGACATGACTAAATTAAAACCTTTTGTTAGACAAATGTTATCCGAAGAAGGAACATGGAACCCATTCAACCAAGACTTTTGGAGTATGAAGAATGCAGGTGAATTAGGTACTGAATTTGCGGATTGGACAGTGAAACAAGCTAAAGATGCATATGAAGGTACAACTGATTTTTTACAGACTTCATGGGAAGGTTTGAAAAAGGCGGGTGTTGCAATTTCAAAAGGTGAATGGGAAGAATTAATGAACTTAATAGGCAAAGGAGCGTTATATGTTGCAAGAAAATTAAGGGCCGCTTTATATCACCCAATAGGTATTACAATTGATGCAATTTTAATTGCAACAGGTATTGGTAAAGGTGTACAATGGATTCCTTGGGCTATTGTTGTTGCACTTGATGCTTATGAAGTTATTACAGGTGATTATGAAGACCCTGATTTACCAACATGGTTAAGGGTACTATTTTATGGTCTTGATATATTAGGTTTAGTTTTAGCCGGAGCCGCCGCAAAGGCAGGAAGAGTAGGTCTTGAAACAGCAACTGCGGGAGTAAAAACTGAAGCGGAAATGGCGGAAGTTTTAGCTAAAAACCCTGAACTTAGAGGGACTGTTGAAACAATGGCTAAAAGTGCTGAAAAGACACCAGGTCTATTAAGACAAGGTGTTGATTATTTGAAAAATACTTTCCCTGCGGGAGCTAAATTTATTGAATTTACATTAGGAAGTATCGAAAAATTTATAACTTTTATTGTTGATGGGATAAAAAGTATTTTACCATCAGGTAAACAAATTGTAAAAGGTACAGTTGCTGGTGGTAAAAGTTTAGGGACTTATTTTGGTATTGAAAAATTAATCCATTCTTACCAAGAAAAACAAGCAGAAAAACAAGAAAAAGAATTAGAACAAAACGTAGATAAACTAACAGGTGGTCAAGCCGACTACTCTGATGATATACCAGCACCAATACGATGAAACAGAATTTATTAGAAGAAATAAATAAAATGAAAATGATGTTCAGTTATGACAATAAAAAAACTCTAACTGAAAACATAACTATTGAAGAACAAAGAGGGGCTTTAAGAGATTTGGTAAAACTTGATAAAGAATTTTTAAACGCTAATAGAGCTGAACTTGAAAACATTTTATCAAAATCAGTTGGAGGTTTAAAAGATATTAACGGTAATAGTCTTAAAACTGCCGATGAATTATTAACCGCAATAAAAACTGATAAATTAGCACCTGCGGCATTAGGAAAAGTTAATAGAGGTCTTTTGAGAAGTACTGGTTCTAGTAGAGAAGTTAAAGAAGCGGTGGCTAAAGATATTGGTGAATTCATGTATACTAGGAAAGCCGATTATGAAGGTGCAACTCGTGAAACAATGAAAGACGCTTTAATTAAACAAAATGGTTATTCTCCTGAAGAAGCTGAAATGATTCTTAAAGCATATGAAAATAAAGGTGGATTTATCAAAGACGGTAAAGTTTTAGATGACGCTAAAGAGCTTGAAAGACAAAAAGAACTTGACAAGTTAAAAGAAAAAAATAAAAAGGCTGAGTTAGATAGACAAAAAGAACTTGACAAGTTAAAAGAAAAAAACAAAAAGGCTCAGTACGAAAAAGAAATTGAAAAATATAAAGTACCTGAAGGGGAATCCGGTAGATGGAAAAAATTTAAATCAAGATTAAAAAAAGTTGGATTTGTAAAAGGATTACTTATTTTAGGAGGTCTCGGATTGGCAGCATACTATCTATATGATTGGTTTATGAATGATGATGAAAATGTAACATTTCCTGACTGTTTAAAAAATAAAGTTAGTAAAGATGACTGGGATGCAACTATTAAAGACGGTAAATCTTTAATAGTTAAGTTTACAGGTAATGATAAAATAGATTCAATCGGAGGTGGTAAGTTCTACGAAGGTGGAAACTTTAAGTCAGGTGATGAATCACAACAAGGTACATGGAGTGAAGAAGACGGAAATGTTATAATAAAAATAGGTTCAGATAAATATGTATTACCTTGTGAAGGAGCTCCAAATCCTGACGATGATATGACTGAAGAAGAAGAATTATTAGAAGATTCAGACGTTACTTTTGGACCATGTGATAATTTCCCATTGTCTAAAGGTTGTACCGGTGAATATGTAAGAAACATTAGAGAATGTTTAGGTTTAAAAGGAAATCATTTTACAAGTCACTTAGAAAGAAAATTAATATCTCAAGGTTATGACATTATTGTAACTGTAGATATTTATAATATGATAATGAAAAAATGTGGTAAACAAGGATATTATGATATGAAGTTTAACACATACTCAACTCGTGAAATTTAAAATTATGAAAAAATACATTACAGAAGAACTAGACGCTGACATAAGAGCAGTTTTAGATAAATTCAAAGATTCACCATCTGATATTCAATTGGCAATAGAATTTGCTAAAGAATGTTTCCCTAATTTAGATTTGAATTCAATCGGACCTGCGGGATATCCGAATGACAAAAGTAAGAATTGTATGAAGTTTAAATCTACAAATCCTGCGAATTCTGCAAATCCTATTGGATATATTTGTGATTCAAATAATGGACCGTTAGTTTTTTTAACACAAGATGCTGATAACAAAAAATCTCAGGGTCTTGAGTATATCCCAGCTAAAAAAACTACTTGGACTTGTTCATCTCTTTCTGAATATAAAAACGCATATTCTAGTCCTGAATTACAAAAAATATACGATGCGTTAAAGACAGTTCTTAAACCTGAAAATATAAAAGATTATACTGAGTTAACTAAAACACAAGCATTACAACAAGGTTTTTATTTACAATCTTTAGATGATATTTATACCGCTAATAAACAAGCTTTAGACAGTATTGCTAAAGATGTTAAATGGCAATTTAAAATTTCTAATAAACCTTTTTACTTTTGGAGAAAAGGAACAACGGTTGATTTGAAACAAGATATATCAGCATCAATTGTTTCAGATATGGAAACTATTGGAGCAACACCCGGTAAATGCTCAACTCTTGAAAAAGAAAGAGGAACTTGTTTTGATATTGATTTAAATCAAATGTATCCTGGTGAATTTCAAGGACCAAAATATTACCACTACAACGCAACAAACGCTGTGGAGGCTAGAACAAAACTTAAATCAATTAGAAAAGAAACTGCGGATTCATACGGTAAAAGAGATTGTAAAAAGGTATTTAGAGAATATGTTGATTTAATTAGAACATGTGGTCAAGGACAATCTCAAAATGAAATTAATATGTTTAAACCGGCGGTTCAAGCTTGTATTAACACACAAAGAGATAAGTTTCCTGATGAGGTTAAAATTATTAATAACCCAATCAAAGGTAAGCATACGACAATGAGTTGTACTAAAGATTTTAGATTAACTCAAACTGAATCACAATCAAGATTGAAAAATATTATTAGAGAAAACTTAATTAAATTAAGCATCCGTAAAGGATTAATCTAATAAGGATACCATTTGGAGTAGTATCCAAAGTGGGATAAACCAATTAAAAGAAAGGGGGTATTCCAAATCTACAGGAAGATGTCGAAAGACATCTTTTTGTTTAGAAGAAGTTTTTTTGGAATTCGTTCCAAACTGATTCGATATTAGGATTAATAACGTCCGAAAAGAAAGATGGTTCAAATGGTTTTTGAATCATTTTCATACCTGCTTCAGATGGTGTTTTATCTCCCTTAACTTTATTACAATGAGAACAACAAGTAACTAAATTTACCCATGTGTTTTTTCCACCTTTTGATTTAGGAATTACATGGTCAATTGTTAATGTTTTGTTACTACCACAATAGACACATTTATATCCGTCTCTTCTAAAAATACGATGTCTATTAATTTTAAGTTTGTGAATACGGTATTTTACATAATTTAGAAGGCGTATTATTAATGGGCGAGAATATTCTTTCGTTTCTGTAACGATAGGTTTTTCACCTGACTTTAATATTTCAGCCTTTCCTTTAACCACTAAATTAAACCCCCTGTAAACAGAGGTGACATTAAGTGGGGTGTAGTCGGCATTTAAAACTAAAACTTTGTCCATTATAAAAATAATAATAATAAAAAAGTTTAAAAACAAATTTGATTTTATATGTTAATCATTTTATACTTATAAAAAAAAGTTATGTTTGTAATTATTAAACACATTAAAAATTTACAGGGGGTTGAAATGCCTGTAATCATTTTAAATATTCATGATGAGATATTAGAATTTGATACTTATGAAGAAGCGGAAATAACAAAAGAGTTATTTGTGAAAAATTCTGATTCAGGACATAGATATACTGTAAAGAAACTTTGATATTGTCACAAATTTAATCTATATTTGTGACAGATAAATGCCTCCATAGCTCAGCTGGATAGAGCAACAACCTTCTAAGTTGTGGGTCACACGTTCGAATCGTGTTGGGGGTACAATAAAAGAGAAATTAATTTTTCTCTTTTTTTTTGGTGGATTGAGAAAAAGTTGTATATTTGTAATCTAATCAACAAACAAATAAACTATGAAAACACTTATCAAATACGCTTTAATCATCTGTGGTTTAATCTTCATTGTAAACAGAGGTTCGGATTTTTTAGGTGGATTAACTGACATCAATCCCAAAGATGTTAAAGATAAAATTGATGGTTTATTAAGTGCAAACCAAGAAAGTTCATCTGTTGGAAAAATTGGGAGTGGTACTATTCACATTGTTGGTTTGGGTGAATATAATCAATCAGATTTGGTTAAAGCTAAAAAATACGTTGAGGAGTTCTATGGTTTTAGTTGTGTTGTTGATGGTGGTGTACCGACTAAACCCTCAATGTATATTGAGAACTCAATCACTTTGAATGTTACACAGTGTCTTGGTGAACTTAGTGTACCTGGTCAAAAAACAATCTATGTGACAAAAGAATCCCTATATTCAAAAGAATGGGGTATGTTGAGAGGTATGACACACATGAGAGGTAATACTGTGGTTGTTAAAGGTGGAGAACACTTACAAGAAACTGTTATTCACGAACTTGGTCACACTTTAGGATTGGGTCACTGTGATAATAAACAATGTATCATGGCAGTTCATAATGACGCAGAAGATACAGGACAATTTTGTTCAAAATGTAAGAATCAATTAAAAAACCAATAAAATATATGCCGAATATTACAGCTTATAATGTTGATGTTGATGTAGACATTGATATTGACGATTTCTTATCCGAGTGTTCAAGTAGAGAGATTAACGAATTAGTTAAAGCCCTTACTGAAGACGGATACTTAGTTAAAAACCCACTTGTACTTGACCCAAATAATAAGTTAAGTAAAATGGAAGAAGAGTTTTTAAATAAACTCCATATTTTGTCAACCAAGTATTACTCAATGAGTGATGAAGAACTTGAAATGATTGAAAAACTTTTTGAAAAATACCGATAATTTATTTGGTAATTTAAGATAAAATATCTATATTTGTAAAAGAAATGAAAACACCAAAAATGAATATTATGAGTAAGAAAGACAAAAAACAAAACGCTGAATTGATTGAGAAATTGAATGAAATCCAATCACAATTAAATGAGGTTAAATCTGAGGCAGGTTTCGTAGTTGAAGATGCGGACATTGTATTTACAAGAGAACAATTAGAAAACTTCTTGGTTGAATACACCACCAAAATAAACGAACTTATCTTTGATGAGATGTATAATTCACTTGAACACGAAAATGTTGTTACATTTGACGTAGATGGTAATACAATTATACCAACCATTGATGAAGAATTGTTAAAAGATGCTTTCAATGAAGCAACCTACAATGTTGAAACCAATGTGATAATGGATTTTGCTGACGAAGTAATGTCTGAGGTCGGAGTAATCTAATTTGCAAAGAAGACCCCACAATACCGATTTATCTACGGTTGGACAGTGTGAACCTGGCGGGAAGGCTCCAAGGCTATGGGGGAGGCTACACAAACTTAAATCAGATACCCCAATTATGGATGGAAGGGGTGAGGGGCCTTAAATGGTTGTAATACAATCCACAAGTTGTAGAAATACTGGACAATTCTACAATACACACTCTTCTTACGAGTGAGACCATCCATGTAACTTTGGGGGTATGGAGAAGATGTCCTGAGGGTAGCACCTAATCGTTAATTGTAAGGCTTGAGGTCCGAAAGGATATCCAAATCCACAAGCACGATGGTGTAAGAGTAGAGGTCTTCGGTGGATGGTTACTACGGTCCCACTCTCTTGGGGTATATCCGAAGAAATACTATTGATGGTAAATACTAAAACCAAAGGTCGTCTCGTGAAATACCACACGGACAGGGAAGGCGACCTTTAACTTTTTAAACAGATGAAATATAAAATATCAATATTCGGTAAGGGTTCAGAAACTTATGTTTTCCCAATCAGTGAGGAACAGAAACAAAAGTTTGTGGATATGAATATAGAAAATTCTAGTTTATTGTTAGATGATGTTCTACCTGTTTTAGGTATTGAATATTTGAGTGATGGTGATATTTCATTTTTAGGAGCATATGCCGACCCTGAATTATATCAGATACAAGTTGAAAATGAGAGTGGTGAGGTTATTTGGGAAAGTTCAGAGTCATTTTACCCTGATGATAATGATTTCCAATGTGTTTATGATGATGACAACTTCCTTTTAGTTGAAGACTATTGTAAAGGTACTTTCTTTACCTATGAGTTAGAGTTAGATGAAGATTTTAATCATGGACTTATTAACTTAATTGTGAAAGAAATTGGTGAGAAAGTTGAGTTATTAACAGGAATTACCTACAATGGTAATGATATTGAAGAAAATAAAGATTTTGGTGATACTTGGAGTAAAGGGATTTATTACCATTTAGTATAACCTTATTATATGAAGAAGTAGCTCAGAAGGTAGAGCATAGGTTTGAAACACCTTGTGCCACGTGGTTCGAATCCCGTCTTCTTCACAAATGGTTGGATGGTGGAATAGGTAGACACGCAAGACTTAAAATCTTGTGGACATTGTGTCCGTGCGGGTTCGATTCCCGCTCCGACTACTAAATTTAGCGCCCTTAGCTCATTAGGTTAGAGCAGCTGACTCATAATCAGCGGGTGACAGGTTCGATTCCTGTAGGGCGCACTAAAAAAAATAAATAAATTTTTTGTAATTCAAATTATTTGATTATCTTTGTACTCACAAAACAATAAACACTATGAACATACAAGATTTAAAAACAACAGTACCAGCACTTTTCCAAACAGAAAAACTTTCAAAATTGTCTGACCGTTACACAATGGTTCCAACCATTGAAGTAGTTGACAAATTTATCCAAAATGGATGGGAAGTAAGTACAGCTAAACAAGTGGGTAAGGGTTTATTCGGTAAACACCAAGTACGTCTTCGTAATTCAGAATTACCACAAGTTGGAGATTCATTACTTGAGGCGGTAATCACTAACTCACACAACGGGACATCAACCCTTCAAATCGGAGCAGGATTGTATCGTTTAGTATGTTCAAATGGTTTGACAGTTCCTGTATCAACCTTTGGGGATATGAGACAGTCTCACTTGAACTTGAGTATGAACGATGTTGAGATGATTACCGAGCAGTTTGTATTGAACACTCCAAAAATTCAAAAGTCAGTTGACCGTATGATGGAAGTGAGAATGGATACTGAAAAAAAGGTTGACTTCGTATCTAAAGCGGTGGGTATCCGTTGGAAAAACACCGAAGATATCTCAACTTTGACTTTGGAGACAATCATCAACCCACTTCGTGACGGTGATGAGGATGATAACCTATGGAATACCTTCAATATCGTTCAAGAGAAGTTAATTCGTGGGGGATTCATCAAACAACAAGGTCGTAATGTTCGTACTGTAAAGGGTATTCAATCCTTAAACATGGATAACATGATTAACACCAAACTTTGGGAACTTGCTGAAACATACGTTTAAAAAAACTTGACATAACCGAAATTTATATTACTTTTGTAAAACAATCATATATTTAATTAGAAACAATGAAACAGAACTCAACACATAACGTAAGTAATCTCCCGACAAACGTGGGCCAATCATGGTTTACGATTAAGGGGCAGGATTGCCGTAAGTTCAGGGTTCTTAATAAGATGTAATTGTATCATCAAATATATAAGGAAACCCTGGACTACAAAAAGTTCAGGGTTTTTTTTTGGTGTTACAAATAATGTTCTTTGACATATTGGGAAAAATGGTGATGTAGCTCAGAGGTGGAGCATCTGACTGTTAATCAGAGGGTCGGGATTTCGAAATTCCCCATCACCGCAATTTTAATGACTTCGTAGCTCAGCTGGTTTAGAGCACCTCACTTTTAATGAGGGAGTCGTGGGTTCGAGTCCCACCGGAGTCACTTATACACGTCAGTGGCAGAATGGTTATGCAACGGTCTCCAAAACCGTGAACATGTTCTATGGGGGTTCGAGTCCTTCCTGGCGTGCAACAAGCCTCTATAGTTAAAAGGTATAACGATTGATTTGTAATCAATTGTTCTTGGTTCGATTCCGAGTAGAGGCTCTAACATTCTCACGTAGCTCAGTTGGCTTAGAGCATTTGACTGATATTCAAAAGGTCGTTGGTTCGATTCCAACCGTGAGAACTTAATTCGAGATGTAGCTCAGTTGGTTTAGAGTACTTGGTTTGGGACCAAGGGGTCGCTGGTTCGAGTCCAGTCATCTCGACTATAACTTTTTAGTTCAGTTAATAATACTTAAATTCAAATTAGGTAAATTAATTTTTTTTTATTAGATTTGTAATATTATTGATTTAAAAAAACAAATATGGAATGGTTTGATAATCAAATATTCATCTCAATGGTTAAAAATAATTTACCCAGATTATTTAAAAAGGCTGAAATTGAAAGTATGAGAGGGGGTAAGATAGGTATGGAAGTTGGGGTGTTAAGGGAGCGTATTTTGATTGCGTTATTACTTAAATCATTTGGGGAGGAAAATGTGAAATTTGATTTTTCATCAACTGACAACTCAAAAGACACTCAAGTATTTGATGATATTCTATCAATTAAAACTTTTATGAATAATGGGTATGGTGGTGTAAAAGTTTTTTGGGCATCTGATAATAAAACAGTAAAAAATGCCGTTGATAACTACATTCCACAAAACCACATTTTAATTTCCAATATTAATTGGGGTACAAAAAATGGAGGATTGTATTTGATTAGTTTAAACACACAATTAAAAATTTTTAATACTATTGGTGTTGAAAATTATCTAAAAATAAATAATGGTAATAATAGAGGTATATCAATTCAAACAGAAGTATTGAAAACTTTATTATCTCACCAAGAAACAAAACATATTACTGTTGATTGGGTTGAACCTAACCTCAATTATAACATATATGAAAGATGGATAAACGAAATGAACTAAAATATCTATAAACTATATGTTTATTCCAATAGTTTAATGGTACCATAGCTCAGTTGGTAGAGCAAAGGACTGAAAATCCTTGTGTCGGTGGTTCGAATCCACCTGGTACCACGAGGTCCTGAATTAACAGGACAACCCTCACCTCCGATATGGCAGTCGGTCCGTTAATCCGACGAAGATGGGGTTTTTAAAAAGTGTCTCGGTACGCTCTGACGAAAGTCAACGACGAGGTCTCGGTGGACAGAAGGCCTCTGATTCCACCCAAACTGCAGGTGTCGTATAATGGCTTATTACTTTAGTCTTCCAAACTGAAGATGCGAGTTCGATTCTCGCCACCTGCTCAATTTTTTGGGACATTAGTAGAGTTGGTCACAATGCCACCCTGTCACGGTGGAGGTCACGGGTTCGAATCCCGTATGTCCCGCCAAAGAGGAATAACTTGCGTAGGTGCCTCAGGGGACTGCAGCCCCACTACGCTCCATATTGTCCTGTAGTGAAATGGCATCACACAACATTTTGGATGTTGTATTTCTGGTTCGAGTCCAGACGGGATAACTATTTTTTGTTTTATTAATAAATTTACCTTACATTTGTCCTATGAAAAAAGAATTTGTTACATACGAAATTGCTTTGGAACTCAAAGAACTTGGATTTAATGAACCTTGTTTTGGCAGATATGACGGAAGAGGTAAAAACAAAGGTAAAATTTGGTATGAAATGCCAAATTCAGGACAAGATTCTATTGCTATTGGAGATGTATTATCACCACTCTACCAACAGGTATTCAGATGGTTTGAAGAGAAGTATTCATACTTTGTGGATGTTAAAACTGACACCACACCGAATGAGATTTTGGGATTTGATTATTATATCAAGAGTTGGAAGTTTGCACCAAAATATTTTAATTTCTTCAAAGAAAAGGGGGAAGGTAACATTAAGGTTATCAAGATAATGATTGAGATGGTGAAGAAAGAGAAACAAAAGGAAGCTCTTATTGAGTTGATGGATAATGATAAAGATTTAGATAAATAATATGACACAGAAACAACAAGATGCAATTGATAACATAATGGACTACTTCAAGTTTGAACAAGTCCGAAAAGTAATGGAAGTGTTGAATTGGGAGTGGGCGGCTTCTGACGAAGGTATTCCAACTGTTCCTGAATTGAGACAAGAAGCGAGACGATTATTAAAGATGGCGTTTGAAGAGAAAACAGACGTATCAACAGGTGGGTTCCACGTAAGATATGAATCGGACGCTGATGGTTGCGAGTTTATTCAATTAATCTTTGCGGTTGAAGAATGGTACGAAGATGTGGAAAAAGATTTATCAGAATAAGAAAAATATGGCATCAGGCATTGTAATTGGAATCTTCATAGGATGGTTAATATGGGGAAGAGAAGAATAAAAAAAGATTTGGTAGATTGAAAAACTTACCATATCTTTGTCGGAGTCA